CTAATCCGCCATAAAATACTTCCTTCGAACCGCATCGATATGCATCAACTCCAACGTCATGCTTCCCGGCATGCCCAATTCATGTCTGACGCTGGTCACAATGAAAGCCAAATCCTTAATCTGAACCTTATCGCCTGCCCGAATCGTGTTGATATCGATGGCAGTCACCGTAATCGTTTCTTGCATCCCGGTCAGAAGCTTTTGAGCCGCTTTCTTCGCCTGACTGGCGGTTTCAATATTGCTATTTTGAATAATGCGCTGCAGCGTCCCGTATTTTTCCGTTTCCCCCTTCTCTACCGCTAATACCGGCACCGGCTTGTCTTCCTCTTTTGCCTTGCCCAGCACTTTCACTTGGGTGACGGCGCCTTCCAGCGTCCGCTTCTGTGTAATCTCCTCGACATTCTGATCCATGTCCAGCATCCAAACCGGCGAATTGCTCCCTATTTCGTACAGTTCCAGCCCGTTCGGGGTCATTCGGGCCCGATACATCAAGCCGTCGCGAGATACCGTATCCTTCAAATCGTTCAAAATCATGGAGAAAATCGTCTGGGACCGATAGACGCCTTTGGCAAGACTTTTTCCCGTTTCCGCCACATGGCCTAACGGAATTTTCCAGTCCGCCGCATACCGTTTCAGCCTTTGTGACGCCGTTTGGCCCGCCGGAAGCAAATACTCGTCCTCACATTTGTTCAAGTAAATGGTCTTGTCGTAAGCCGTTACCGTCAAATGCTTCTGCCCGCTGTTGCGGCTGCTGCACTCCCAAATCACCCCGGGGTGAAAAAGGTAGACCAGACTCGTGCCCTGGGGAGCAATCCCCGATATACGGATCTCTTGACCGGGCCCAATGGCAGGAAAATCGTCCGTGATGACCAAATCGATGGTCGCCCGATAAGCGATTTCGTCCAGCGACTCTTCCAATGTGATTTTTTCGACCATGTCCGTGATGATGTATTGATTGGCCAAGATGACCTCGTATTGGTTGGAGTGTATGATCGGAGGCTCTTTTTTTTCAAAAACCGGCTCTTCTTGACGCTTCATGATTTGCTTGAACTGTTCAGGATCGATTCGGTTCGTTGCCAACTCGAAAAAATATTCGCCCATGGCCCAGGAGGAGCCGTCCTGCTTGATATAATCGCTTTCCCTTATCAAAATATTGTCGTTCGATTCATTGCCGGAGCCGATATCGTAGTATTTCGTATGGATGGCGGCAATACCCAAATCCGGTAGTGTAAACAATTCATTGGGCGTGGACTTCCCGTCGCTGTTGGAATCTTTCCAAACCTTAAGCTGTGCAAATCCAGCATCGTTCTTGTCGATCGAACCGTCGCCGTTGTCGTCCAATTCCGATAAGGCGGCATATCCGTTCTGAGAACGCGAACCGTCTTTCATCAAGGCATATTCGCCAAACAGCTCGGTTCCGTTATTAATGACTCCATCGCCGTTCAAATCGCGCACGAGCAAGCCGTCATCAGGACCTACCCAGCCCATCAAGCTGCTCTTCCCATCGCCGTCATGGTCAAAAAACACTCTTTTTTCAATGCCTACGGTCTCCAGACCGTCTCCGTCCAGATCCATCACGATCGGGTCCGTAGCTTCAAAAGCCTGCCCGTACTTCTTCCCTAACTCAAGCAGATAGGTGAGCGAAAACTGATCCTCGTTATTGAACCAATCGTTTTCCATCGTGATATAATCTGCCATTTTTTTGAAATTGACTGTTTTAATAATATTATGATATTTGTCACAAATTTGAATGAATTCGATATTGTTCCAATCTCCGTAGGAATGTAAGAACGTGAGTGTGTCGGATGAGCTAGTAAAACTGAGTGTTACTTTAACGGTGTGTGACTTTTCATAACCGTCGCGATTAAAATTAATTTTAATTTCATCCAATCCAAAGCCGATGAGTTTAATCTTGTCGGCTTGATCCTTGCCGTATTCTGCAATTTCATCATTGCCGTCTCCCTTTTTGAAAAAGTAGAGATCGTTGCCAGGGCCTCCTTCCAGCAGATCATCTCCTGTGCCGCCAAGTAATTGATCATCTCCTCCGTTGCCATACAGTTTATCGTTTCCTGCCCATCCATACATATAATCGACATGATCACGACCATATAGAAAGTCTGCCGCTCCATTAGAGCCATTTAAGTTAATAAAATGATCACTAAAATTGCCGTCTTCATCCATGTAATATTGAAAATAATTATCGTAATATAGTGCGTTATGCCTCTTTATCGGATCAAACGTGTAGTCGCCTTCTTTATGCGAAAATGGCAATATTATTCTGGTACCTAAGCGCCAGCCTGGAACATGATGTAAAATCTCTTCATTAACTACATAATTCCGTATTGGAAGAGAATCTTTTATTTTTATAAGCTCGTCAACTTTGGGAGTAAGAGCTTCAACAAAAACTCCGGCTGAATTAAATGTTACTGCATGAGTCAAAGACGATGGCTTAAGCCCTCCTCCAAACATCCCTACACGCGTCTCCCAATAACCTACCTGGGCTAATTTCCCGCCTAAAGAATGACCTGTAAATACAATCTTGTAATCCGAAGCAGAGCTCATAATTTGTTGGAATCGTTCACCGTTGAACAAACGATTCAAGAACGGTCTAACTCCGAATACAACTTCTTTTGAAAGCCAATGAGTATCTATATTTTCCATTAAATCGTTCTTAATCCAATCTTCCGGCAATCCTTCAACCCACCCGTCGGTCCCTCTCATGGCGACTACAAATTCGGCTGTCCTTTCGTTATAATATACTGCCGCATAAAAGCCAGTTTGTTCTTCCTCTTGCGTCGGGAGCTGAAAGATTTCCCAATCAGACAAAACTACCTTCCCTATCATTTGATTTAGTTTTTTATAATTTTGTAAATATTTTGCAACAAATAATGTTTTATCGTACACCTCATTGCACATCAGCATCAAAATAAAATCGCTCAGCGATCCTTGGCTCATTCGATATCCCCCTAACTCTAATCATTCTTGAAGGTAAATACAAAAAAAGACATACCTGTATTAGGTATGTCCTCAGAGTGTTGAGAAAGTGGGCTTTTACAAAAATAGAGATACAACGGAGGTGGGGTATCCACTGGAGAAGCGATAGCGGCCGCCTTTGTCTTCGGGAAATGTCCGCTACTAAGCGGCTTCCAATCAAATTTCCCGAAGACAACAGTGGTCGGAAGTGGATATCCCGCCCCCTCGTACCCTCTATTCCCTCAATTGACCACTTTCTCAACAAGCTCAAGACATACCCATTCAGGTATGTCCTCATAACAAGCCCAGCTCTTTCATTTTGGGCTCCAACTGAATAATTTTGTTTAGCGCCCACTCTGCGTTTCCATCGCTGCCTTGCGCCATGTTGTACATGTACAAAATTTGATTGGCGATGGCATAGGCGTTCTTTCTTTTACTTTCGCTGCTGCCCATATATTTGAGCTTCATATCCAAATCTTTCAAGTCCGCCCGCACTTGATTCATGCTAATGCACGGACAAGCCGTGTTGTTGTTCGGATACTCATTGTGCCCCATCACGTTCTCGACGGGAATGTTGAATAGGGAGCGCACCGTCATAATCGCGGCGTACAGACACTCGCGCTCTTGAGAGGTCAAATTGCGCTTGGATAAATCACCCGAGACGGAAATGCCTACCGTATAAGCGTTGTTCGACGAAGTATGATAGCTGAACGTGAGCAAATCGTTCGTCTGGTAAATTTGATCGCCCTTAATCACGATATGATAGCCGATGCCGCCCCAGCCGTTCGTGTTCACGTGCGCTCTCGCATAGCCTTCGGGCGTTCCGCCTTCTACCGCGGAGTGATGGACACTGATATGCGTAATATCCTCAAACCGGCGCATTTTGTACGGATTGGTCGAACTGGTCAACAGAGAATCCGTAATATCGAGAATAGGCTTGACGCTATACGGCAGTTGAACCAGTTGAATCGCTCTTAGAGTAGTCGGGTTCCCCATTCTCGGCACCTCCTGTCTGTTCTTTGGCGATCCTTTTGCCATCAATGTAGCCCTCGACCAAAATGTACGTCGCAATCGCTCCTACATTCGTTACTAAGGCGACGACTTTCGCGATCGTATGATTATCGACATTGAATAGGACCAGAGCACTTGTGATCACCGCCGCCAATAAGGCCCAAAATTTGCGGCTGCCCAATTTTTGCTTCAGCACGGCCATCTTCCCTTTCCTAAGTTTCACCTAGCTGCTTTTCATCTTCATATTGATTTCGCGAATTTTTCCTTCCACGTATTGTCGGGTCACCGCGGACTCTTTCTCCAAGCTATTGACCTGAAAATGCAGTTCTTTGATGATTTCGCTTTGCGTTTTGAGCAGCTCCACCATATTGTCTTCATCTTTGAAGTATTTGGGCGCCACCTGGGTCAGGTATTTCTTCACCTGCTTGATTCCTACGCGTTTGGTCCAAATGACCGCCAGAGAGGTCAGCGCAGCTTGCAGACTAATTTCTTTCCAATGCGCCACTAACCATACAATGAAATCTTCAACGACCTTCATCATCCATATCACAACCAATTCGTATCAAAATTTCGCTACTCCCACCGGATATGATCAAGCTCCTCCACGTTCCGCGCAACGTTCAATTGCTCTTTTAATTGCTGATAGCGGGTCAAGCAGCTTTTCTTATGGGCGTCGGCCTCGGATGCAACGGAAATGAACTCTTCCCGGGTATGTGTGACGAATCCTTGATCCTCCGTTTTCCAGACGACATCCGTAATGCTGTTATCGGCCAACAGCATTACGATCTGCCCTGTCGTATTAATCTGATCATAAACGCTATAAGAATACTTATGCTTCGTCATGACCGAAGAAAAACCGGATAAAATCCGATTCTCGCACTGCAGCCGCAGCTGTCTCAGCTTCTTTTCCTTCAAGAACTCCAATCTAATAGGGTGATGCAAAATATCCGCCATATCCCAATTGATCCCATCCACGATGTATGATTACAAATATTCCTGAAATTGATCCCATGTCAGATGAAGGTTTTCGATCATGTCCCACGTTACATGCTTGGACTCCAGATTGTCCCAGGTTAAGTGATTGTACTCATACTGAATATCCAAATGAGCGGGAACCACTTCCCGCAAAGCCGTTTGCAGGTCCTGGATATTCAATGGAATACCCGTTTTCTCGGCAAATCGTACAATGATCCGGTACGCCTGAAAATCTTCGATGATATCCATGCTTCCGTTCCCAAACGATTCGGCCACTTGTTCTACGGTAGAACGGGTCGCTGTGCCAATACCGCGGATTCGCGAAAGAATAAAGCCCCTTCGCTCGTTGTCCGGCAGCTGATACCGGACCGGAAGCCCCAGCTCCATCTCCCACAAATCAAGTCCCCACGTCGCCGTTTGCACAAAATACTGCTTCAATACTTCGTCCAATGTCTGGTAGAACTTATCGAGTTCAGCCGCCTGCTGATCGACAATGGCGCCCATAATGGCGGAGGTGCCGTAATACTCGGGCAAATAGTCCATCATCGTTTGTGCCCTGGGACTCGTCAGCTGATACTTCATCGGAACGTCACATCTCCCAGCACAGCCACTTCATTGGCGGACACAATGACATTTTTCTGGCTGTTATTAATAAAGAAGCTCGTTTGATCGTAATCCACGACGCCCTGTGTATCCAAGATGATTTGCCCCAGACGGGTATAGAGCACATCGTTATTTTCTTTGAACGAAAGCGATGTGAGATATTTGTCAAACTTTTGCTTGATTTCGTTCTGAATGGCGGTCACATTGCTGCCTGGCAGCACATTGAGCGTTACCTTGATGTCGATCGGTATCTGAATGGCAGGGCGTACCGAGACCCGAACGCCGATCGGCGCCTTGCCTTCCCCTGTATTTTTGGAAAATGCAGACGTGTATACGACATTATCCAGCCAAAGCGTCGTCGTCGTATCGCTCTGTAAACGGGTGATTCGCAATTCGAGATGGTCTTCCCCGTTCCAATAAAAATCGACCCACACCGGCCAATCCCGCGAAGCAACGATAGGGTCAACGGAGCCGGAATATTTGAAGAAGCTGAGCAAATCCTTGGCCGGTTTCACTTGTACCGCGTCCACGGTGCTGCTTGGCCCCGTTTTCGCCCATCCGTTGCGGGAATGATTCCATATCCCGAATTCAACCAAATTCGTAGTCCCCGCCGTACTGCTCACTTTGAAATGCGGCCTCACTCTCCATATGCCCGCTTGCTTCGGCAGAGCCGCATCCAATTCCGTGCGCTTGGCCGTACCTATGCCGTCGGAGCTGTACGCAAACTGGAGGGATGACTTGTTTCTGGCATCCTGCTGGGACGTATCCGTGGATACGCCTTTTCCCCCTTGTACCAGCACGGAGTCCTCTTCCACCAAGGTATACGGGGGCGCAATGTAATGCTGCACCGCTTCCGCAATAGCCAATGATGCCGGCTTCATGGAGGTATCCACCACATAGATGCCCACGGTGCCGGGACCTTCATCGACAGGCATGATGGCAGCGCCGCCGACTCCCGATACCTCGGTGACCCAATTCATATAGTCCGCTTTGTTTCCTCCGGCGGATGTAGAGCGTACCCGCTGCAAATAACGAAGCTGCAGGGCTGCGTCATCTTCCATATTGAGACCGCCGGAAGTTTCCTTCAGATTGGTCACACTGGAAATTCCCGAGAGCGGCGATACCAGCAGTTGAATCGCCCGGGCGGAGACGTTGCCGCTTTTGCCTCCGACGATCGCTTCAATGTTGACGGTCCCCGCACCGCTTGGGTCCAAGACGACTTTGGACAGCGTCTTGAATTCAATCGACGGCTCGCCAATCGCGGAGTCGGCCAGCGTAGCCACAATCGTTCCAGCCGAGATTTCCGCCCCCGCCGCTCCTTTGAATTGAATTTCGCCCCGTGCTTTTACCGCTGCCTTACGTGTAATGCCGTGCTCTGCGCAGCGCAAATCCAAATATTCGCCAAAGGTGGAGCCGACAAACCCCCTGCGCAAAACTTCTCTCGCCCAAATGGCTCCTTGTGCCAATTGAATGGCAGCCGGGGCCAGAGAATCCCATATATAACTGCCTTCAGCCTTGTCCAGATCGGAGGGCAGGGCGTCCAGCATTCTTTGCATAATCGCTTCTTCCGTTTGATCCTTTAAATAATCAGGCAACACTGTCATCTACTTGGCCACCACACTTCCCGTTAAAGTGCCTGTCGTTCCATGAATATTTCTTACCTCGCAGGTGAACATGCAGGTTTCGCCTTGCCAGTTAAATTGAAAGTTGTTCACGCTTGCCGTGCGAGGATCGACGGTCAAGCATTCGGTTGCGATCCGTTTAATCTCGCTTTCGTTTCCGGAACGATTCAGTCCCTTGGCGATCAAGTCATCGAACTCCTGACCGTAGTTGCGGGTGTAAGCCAAATACCGGTAACGGGCTGTCGATAGCGCCTTGTTGCACCACTCCAGCCAAGCTTCCACCCCTCTGGACTCCGCCACTTTCCCCGTCGGCGTCGTAACAAATTCTCCCGCCGCATAATCGAACTTCCAGCTGCGTCCGAAGCCGATGGTGCGCACGGCGAATTCCGAAGCCTCCGGCAATACGGGCGAGCTTGGAAATAAACTTGCCATCTACACCACCACCTTGCATAAAACGACAAAATCACTGCCGTTGTTCACGGGCTGCACCAGAACCCGGTCTCCCGGCTGCAGGCCCTCTTTGAAATGAATTTTCACATCCGGGATTCGGGCGGTTTCAAAATCGATCTTGGCCGAGCCGCCACCATTGATCGTTCCCGTTAAACTGAATGCCGGCAGTTCAAGCTCAACTCGCCAGTCTGCCGTCATATAATCCTGAATTTCATATTTGTAGCTGTCCAGTTTTAACCCGCTTGTCGTCATCGTTCCCATCTCGGCCTGCAATCCGGCCACCGCTTGCGACGTGTGGCCGGAAATTCTCGTATCGAGCAGAGAAGCAAGTTGTTTAAACGGACTATCCAAGAATTAAACCTCCCTACATGTGGTGCGAGCTTGTTAAGGCATCACTAATTCTTGCCCGGGATAAATTTGATTTGGATCTGGACCGATGAGGTCTTTATTTAACTCATAAATTTCAGCCAATCTGCTCCCCGATCCAAGATTCAATTTGGCAACTTTCCATAAATTATCGCCGGATTTTACCACATAGGTTTTGGGTACGGGCTTTAAATCCGTTCTCTGGGAAGGCGACGTATCGGTAGCTGTCCGAATCTTCACTTCTCTCCAAGTCCGGCAAGTCAGGTCAAAATAGACATCTCCCGGTTCCCCTCCGCGGAACGTGCTGACATGCGAAGATACGAGCACGAACACATTGACGGCCGTATCGGTAATAATCAACTGCACGGGCTTCTTGTCCACCATCCACGTATTCAGCTGATTCATCGCAAACTGCGGGTCCGGGACCGGCTCGTACCGGCAATAGCTCATGTCATACTCTTTGGGAAAAAAAGAAGAGAAGGTAATTTCCTTTACCTTCTCTCCCTGCGGAAAATCAATTTCTCCTAAACTTAGGATATTAACCGTTTCAAATTTTTTCTCGCGACGAATGCTGACCTCTTGAGGGTTAACCGGAAAATGGAGCTTGGTTCCCGCAGGGTCCATCAGTATAAAGTCCATCGCATCATCACCACTTTGTCTTAAACTCTGTTTTCCATGGCAAGTCTGACATCCTTGACGATTTTCTGGCCGATACGCAGCGCCAAGTCGTCTTCGTTTAATTTGTCTTCAACCCGAACATTGATACCGGAAACGGAGACATTGAGAGGGCTCGGTCCGACCGGCTTTTCTACGACCGCGGGCGCTCCATTCCCAGCCGGATAAAGCGCACTGCCGGATGCCAGCGCCGGATTAGTACCCGGATAAATAGCCGGCTGCGCAGGCGGCTCCGTTTTCACGGCAGGCTTCTCCTCTTTCTTGAACCATTTGCTGGCGAAGCCGGACACCTTTTCCGCCAGAAAGCCTCCTGCCATCGAGCCCACCATGTTGCCTACGAATCCCCCTGCTACCGTTCCGATGCCTGGCAGCAGCGCCGTGCCAATGGCTGCGCCAATCGTCCCGCCGATCGCGCCGCCGGCCAGCTCGCCGGTCGCTTTCGTCGCTGCCGCAGCTTTGTTATCTGAGGTGGCAACATCCATCACGCCCGACAAGACGTTCAAACCGGGAATCTTCTTGGCAATCGATTTGACTCCCGGCAGCTTGGTTAGCTTTCCTAACCCTTCGGATAGCAGTCCGCCCGCCGTACTCTTCACGGCCTCCATAGGGCTATCTTCACCGGCTGCACCGACAGCTCCCAAAGCAAGCGCGCCTAAGAGGCCGCCTTTTTTCCCGCCCAGCTTCGGACCTTTGCTTGCAGGGGCTTTAGCAGAGTTTTTCACTCCGTCAGCCGCCGAGTTCATGATCGCGGACGCTGCGCCTTTGGTACTCTTGCCGGGCGACTTAGAGGAGCTCTTCACTTTGTCAGCCGCCGAGCTGAGGCTTGCGGATGCCTGACCCTTCGTTTTTTTACCTTTCCCGCTTCCACGCTCCGGACCGCCTTTTCCCCCGCCGCCTGCTGCGGCAGCTCCGGTTCCTTTGAGCTCTTTCAGCGCTCCGCCAATCATAGTAATGACGTCAACAATGCCTTTCCCCAAATCAACCAGACCTTTGCCCAGGTCCGTCAGCGATTTGCCGACCGTGCTAATCCCGGTACCGACGCCGTCAAAAGATCCGCTTAAATCTTTGATCCCTTTACTGATGCCGCTTAAGGCGGTTGTGCCGATACCCCCGATGGCTTCGCTCAGTTCGGTGATGCCTTTACTCAGGCCACTAAAGGCGGTTGTACCGATACCTCCGATCGCCTCGCTAAATTCTGTGATGCCTTTACTCAGGCCACTAAAGGCGGTCGTGCCGATACCTCCGATGGCTTCGCTAAATTCTGTGATGCCTTTACTCAGGCCGCTAAAGGCGGTCGTGCCGATACCTCCGATCGCCTCGCTCATTTCATTGATGCCTTTACTCAGACCGCCAAAGGCGGTTGTACCGATACCTCCGATGGCTTCGTTCATTTCTTTGATGCCTTTGCTTATGCCACCCAAAGCGGTCGTACCGATACCCCCGATAGCTCCGCCCAGTTCTTTGATGCCTTTGCTTATGCCGCCCAAGCCGGTCGTACCGAAATCCTTAAACGCTGCGCCGAGCTCCTTCACGCCTGCGCTCACGCCGCCCAAACCGGTCGTGCCGAAGTCATTGAACGCCGCACCGACTTCCTTCACACCGGCGCTCACGCCGCCCAAGCCGGTCGTGCCGAAATCATTGAACGCTGCGCCGAGCTCCTTTACGCCGGCGCTCACGCCGCCTAAGCCGGTCGTGCCAAAGTCATTGAATGCTGCGCCGAGTTCCTTTACACCGGCGCTCACGCCGCCCAAGCCGGTCGTGCCGAAATCATTGAACGCTGTACCGAGTTCATTCACACCGGCGCTCAGTCCGCCTAAGCCCGTCGTACCGAAGCTTTGCAACGCTGTGCCAAGTTCCCTCACGCCCATGCTCAAGCCGCCAAAAGCGTCCGTGCTGAAGCCCTTCAGCGCTTCGCCGAGCTCTTTCACGCCCTCGCTCGCGCCGCCAAAGGCATCCGTGCCCATCCCTTTCAGCGCTTCGCCGAGCTCCTTGACGCCTGTGCTCACTCCCGCCAGAGCGTCCGAACCCAGACTGTTCAGCGACTTGCCAAGATCCTCGACGCCGGCGGAGACTCCGCCCAAAAAGGACGGCCCCAAGCCTGACAGCGCCTTCTGTACGTCACCCAATCCATCAGCCACGCCGGTCATGAGGGACTTGCCCATATTGCCCAAGCCCCCGCCTGACCCTGAAGCTCCTCCCGAGCTTTCGACCCGAATGCTGACGATCGATTCGATCTTCGGCGTAATCTTCATGGCGGCTAGGGCGCTTGCTGCCGCTCCTGCACGGTTCATTTTATCTTCAACCGCTTGAATCGCAGAGCTTATAGGGCCGAATGACTGGCGCAGCCGTTCCTGCATTTGTTGTAATAGCTGGATTCGCCCCAAAGCAGCTTCAGCCATCTGCACTTCACTTCTTTCATTCTCTCATTTGACGAACTTTCTCTTCATGCTCAAGCTCCAGTTCCATACTGGCGAGCAGGAAGAGCTGTTCCCCGCGAGGGAGCTTCCAGAATTCTCCGGGGCGGAGGTGATGTCTTACCCATATAGCATGGAGCATTCCTCCAAGTCCGCCGGAGACGATTAGTTTTTTACTTCTTCCAGCGTCGTATTGAAGCCGCTAACGTCGAGCACGGAGTCGCCGAGCGCAGACAGTTCGCCCGCCAGCAAAATCCGCTTGATAACCTCCTCGGCTCCGCTCGCCTGGTATTTCGCCAGCAAACGGGAGTCCCCCCAATTGGGGGAAACCGTAGAGGCCGCGATCAAAGCTACGTTGAACTGCTCTTCATCCAGACGCTCCACCATCTGCCCTTTTCTTTCCGTGCGCTCCGTGCAGCGCTCGCGAAGCAAGTAAACTTGCTTGCCGGTTAATCCGCGCAGCGTGACAGGAACTCCCAGACGAGACAGGTTTACCGTTTTTTCCGGGATACGGTCGGCTTCCAGCAGTCTTTGCAAAATTTGTTCATCCATCATCGTTTATCTTCTCCTTTTTTGCCGTTACTTTTTGTCGTTACGCTTTAATCGGGTCTAAAAGCTCATAGCCTTCAAACGTGAAAGAAATTTCTTCCTTCACTTCTTCGCCGGCCGTCCAGTTGGCAAGCTGCAGGCGATCCGGAATGACGTTGACCAGACGCACGCGTTCGAAGCCGTAGCTTTCCGGGTCTGCCAGTTTGGAAATAATCTCGAATTTAGTAAAGCCTTTTTCCAGCATAAAGCTGGTCACTTTAAATCCGCTGACCGTTCCCGTTCCCTTCTTCGCGCCCAGCTTATGGCGAACCCAGGAATCTCCGGAGAGATTCAGCTCTTTCTTCTGAACCTCTACCTTGGCTTCCAAATGGTTGAAATTCGCTTGCCAATTCCCGTCGATAAATACTTGACCGTACGTTCCAAGTATGACTCTGCTCGCATCTAATGACATTTGTTAGTCCTCCTTAGGTTATCGCAAAAATTTGCTTCGAATGAATTGGCTTACAGGACGATAAAGGTTCCGAAAATTTGCTCCATCGCATCTGTTAACCGCGCTTCCCACTGAATATAGACTTGATCCGGAGCCGGAGTGATCGTTGCCGACGGACCATAGTAGAGCGGGTTCAAATAGACGTCCCAGCCGGTCGCTTCGATGACGCCGCCTTGCACCAGCGACTGCATATATTGCTTCGATGCACCGACAAGGGCGAGACGGCCTTCCTCGGTATTGTTCACTTTGCCGATGTAGTTGTTCTCGGCCGCTTGCATCAAATCGCTGTTAATGGCATCCATAACGCGAATCGTTCTGATCTTTTTCCAAGAGCTGTTCTGGCCTTGACGCAAGGTGACGAGCGAGTTGACGGCTCTAAGCGCCTTCACGATTCGGCCGTCATGGTAAAATACGAACACGCCGTTCGTCACCGCCTGCTCTTGCTCACTGCGCGTCCACCGGCGAACGACATCGCTGAATGGCGAAGCGGCATACGTAGCGGATTCGCTAAGCTTCTGTCCGGCGATCACACCGGCAACGTACGCAGATACTTGAGCGGAGCTATAGCTCACGCCGTTCCAGACCACGCCTGTCCCCACGTTAATAACGCCCTCATGGTTGAAGTTCGCCGTGCTGCGCGCGCTCGCCTTGTTCACGGCATCTGAAGCCGTATCGTCTGCGAGGCTGCCTCCGAGCACGACAACCGCCCCTTTGCCTTCAGAGCGAATTCGTTTCACCCATGCCACAACGCTGGCTTGAATAGCCGAGTCCGAAACGCCGTCCAGCGCAAAATAGTTAAAATCGCGCGTCTCAAAAGCCGTTAGCGCATTCGTGTAATCGGTCGCCGTCACGCCGCCAATCCCCGAATTGCCGCCCGCAAGCGCCACGTTGGAGACATCCTTAAGCTCGCCGCTGCCGTCATCCAGCTTGGTCGCCGTCACCCACACGTTGCCGCTGTCGTTGTTGATGGCATCGACAGCCGTTTGAATTTTCCCGCTGGCGAAGACAAACGTTTTCAGAAGCTTCGTTCCTTCAAAAAGCTTCATATTCTTCTTGGTCGCGTCCGCGATATCCGGTTGAATCGTTACCTTAAAGTTGTTACCTCGCGCACCTGGATATTTGGCATTCAACTTCAGAATATCCTTCGGTGTTCCCGCCGTATCTTGAAGCGTCAGTACGGAAGCGGCTGCCGTGCTATCGGCCAGACGGTATGCCACTACCTTTTTCGCTCCGCCCAGCAGCGCCAGCTTCAACGTCGTCAAAGCGGTAGCGTTGCCATCCGTGTCGCCTCCGAAGCTCTCCAAAATGCCCGCTTCGCTTGTAATTTCGACGAAGCTGCGTACCGGACCCCAGTGCGCCTTAACCGGAACGCCAACGACGCCCCGCGCGCCCGATTGAATCGAAGCCAAGGCCGCCGCCTGAAAATTCACATACATGCCTGGCAAAACCGACTTATCTACCGTACTCCAAGTTCCTCCTGCCATTACTCATTCACTCTCCTATTCATGAATTGTTCAATGCGCTCCCGTGCTTCCTCTACCGAAAACGTTTCTTCCTCTGCTCCGAACAACGCTCCGATAACCGCTTCCGGAGACACGCCAAATACAGTTAAGGCGTTCGCCATTAACTCTTCGCGAGTATACATCGACATGTGACTCATTCTCTCCTTTTAAAATTATTCAATGATTGCATTAGGTTTAACGCCGCCAATCAACACAGCCGTTGGTTCGTCCTGAGAACGGCGGTCCACCATTCTGCTCAATGTCAGCGTCAGCTGACCTTCGATCATTTCGTCCTTCGGCGTGTGCAAGGCGGGAGCGACAATCGTGACGTACCTCTTGTTCGCTTCATCCAACATGATTTTTTTGGCACCGATCAGCTTGCTGACCATCTCGGCAGCCTTCGAATTTTGTTCCGCCAAGGTGCGGCCCAGAACATGCCCTGTCATCTTTTTCTTCAATTGGCACAGGACGCTGCCCTGATCCTGCATCTCGACGTCGGTCATCCTCCACAGGATCGATGGCGCCAAATAATCGACAGGCCATGTGTTGCGGTACACCTTCCATTCGGAAGGCAATTGAAGGCTTGTCCATTTGGCCAGCGCTTCCACCCACGGGTCTGCAGCGGTTGCGGCATCCGTCCCTCCGGAAGGCTTGATCTGTACGGAAAATCTGGCGCTTCTTGATATAGCCGACAGCGTCGTATCCACTTCATCCGAACGGTGCGTGCCCTCGTAACGACATGTGAACGATGCGCCGCCCGTGCCGCCTTCCGTCAAGCGCTGTCCATCCAGCGCCTGTTTGACTTTAGCCATCAGCGCATCGACTTCGTGAAACGATGTCATTCCGCTGTAGCACCGCACCTCGTAATGGCGGACAAGCCCCCTCCACGGCTCCTCCTGCTCCTCCTTGCGCTGAAGCAGCACCAAATACGGCTTCGGCGTGGACGAGCTGACCTCGTGAAGCTGGTAGCAGCGCCCCCCGATCTCAGGCAATTGTGCGATCAGGCGCGCTTGAATTTCAGCTCTCATGTTTTCAGCCTCCTTGTGCGTTTCATTGGAGTTCACCTCCTTTCCGTGGGCTGGCCCGGCCCTAATCTTGCCTAATCCCTTCAGCTCCGGGTCAATTCCACTTGATTTGTTCAATCTCGGAAGATGAGTTGGCCGCTTGAAGCTTGGATTCGAGAAACCTTAATTTGTCCAACTGGGCGATCTTGTGCATCATGCCATCTGTCCATAACCGGGAAAATTGCTCCTTGGTATGTACGATAACGCCTGCATCGCGAGTATTCCATTTCGCTTCTTTCAAGGCAGGGTCCGTCGTAAACAATTCCTTCAAAGAATGCATATTGATTTGAGCTTCCAAGTCATACGAATATTCATGCATTTCGCCGACAGCGGAAGACAGAAAGGTTCCGGTAATGGCTTGCGAGCAGCACTTGTCCAAGTAACGCAGCTTTTCGGTTTTCTTTTGTTCTATGGAATCGTCTGATTCCTTGGGCTGCATTGCCTCCAATGCGGCTTGCAGCTCTTCGTCCGTCGGTTTCGGAGCGTCAAGGTTCCATCGGGCAATGTAGGCCCCCTTGCCATCCAAGTCGTCCTGTACGACGAAATCAACCATTCGCACGGCGGTCGAATAAAGGTGTTGAATAGCGAGCCACTTCTTCCTCTGGTCTTCGGTAGGCACACAAAATTCGCCATTTTGAACAACGTACTTTCCTTGTTCGCTGACGGCGTCCTTCCATTGCTCTTCGGTGATCGGGACAACCATGGAAGGGATCTTGTCCGCGTCCCATACATCATCATTGTAAAAACCAAGGATATTCCCGCTCGCATCAAACTCCGCATAATATTGAGCCACTTGAAGTCCCCTCCTCAGTAACCAATGGCAAACCAATGGATAGTTTGTTTCGGCCCTGTTACCGTCCATGCCATGAACTGCGTGTTCGAGTAGCTTCCGATTCCAACGGTTTGCGAGGCTACGGATGTTTCCACTTGACCATAGACATGCATCACATAGTTGGGAAACGCAACGGGAAACGTTACCGCTCCCGAGTTCGTTATCTCTGCCGTGCCCCATTGAAGGATGAGACCACTTGGCAATTTTTGATAGCCGTTGGCGGCTTTGCTTATCGCGCTGTTGTTGTCCCCCCAAGGGTTTATGACGCCTTTCTGGCTGATATGTACTTGTCGGGCTAAATTTTCCGTCGCACTGACCCGGGCCTCTACGTCCGCTTGATGGGCTGCCAGCGCGTCGACTACTTTTTTCAAGTTGCTCGCGTACTCGCCTTGAATGGATTCCAGGTTGCAGGTGAGCGCGTATTGGTCGAGAGCCAGATAAGTGACGGTGTAGGCGGCGGTTGGGTCGTAGTTCATCCAGTCTAAGCGAGCTTTAACCAATCCGAAAGGATTTATTGTTGATTCGTACCACCCAGGGTCGTGTTGTCCGTTCTTATATGCCGCCGTAACTTTTCGTATAGAATGCTCGCTTGGGAAAGTGATATCTCCCATAGCTACGGCTATACCTGTGTTAATGGTTAGCGGTGCCTTCTCCCGTACAATCATCCCGCTACCAACTTCAACCTGATTCAGCCCTTCGCGGAACGATATCCCGCCTTCAAATAAGATTTCTTCGGCTACCGGTGCGGCAAGTTCGTAAGTAAGCCTATAGGGCCTGTATTTAAACGCTGTCGCTATAGTCGTAGACGGTGTGATTCTTGTCGTATTTTTTGGACTGCCGTAATCCGTTTCCCCGATTTGTACCCAAGCCTTTAACGTATTGTCAGTTCGTGTATATGCCGTATTATTGGGTTTGCCCCATTCGAACATTTTCCAACCGTTGAAATAGGCTTGTATCTCCGTTGGCGAAGGCTCATACAACTCCCCCCAACCACTGTCCGTGTCGGCAATGGAGATATAAAGATTATTTAACGTAATAGGATCGGAAGGATTGTGATAAACGCTATCGGCCAAAGATATGGCGGCAGGTGTGACCGTCAAGATTTTACCATCATGCTTTATAACTGTTTTATTTCGCGCATTTGTGTATAGGTTCTCAATACGAACTTGCTTAAACCCTGTATTATCGTTGTGAAACTTCCATGGTAAGCTCCCATCCAAGTCCATCGTCTTGAATCGCGCCTGCTTCCAGTACTTCCCGTCACGCTGAAACAGCGTATCGCAGGCTGTCCCGTCTACGCTTGAAGCAAGCTGTACATTCGGGAAGAACAGGTAATCGTCGTTACGTGGTTGGAATGGTTTTGCCGCCGTACCAAGGTAAAGCATAGGCTGATTAAATGTAGTCGCAATGCTCGCAGTGTTTCTGTTCGTCGCGCGAATATCCAAATAGCTTGCTGTGCTCGGTGTCTTGAATGTTATAGAACTGTTTGAAGCAAGAAATTGACCAAAGTCCTTTATAAAGTTATATTCCGAATCACAGGCGTAAACCTCGTAGTTTCCAGACCCGGGATCTCCGCTTAATGTGTAATGCCTTCCTGGTAAAACGGCAACTCTCGCCGTACTATAAGAATCGACTGTATTGGTTACCAGTCTCAATTTATAAGGTTCAATTGCAGTAGCGTTGGGATTCAGGATCCACTCGTGAAACGGCGGCAGCAAATTCTCGCCATATTTAATAACATACGGAGAATTTACGTGCTTTACATCGTCTACATAAGGATACTTGGCTACAACCTGGTCGTAATTGAGTTTATTTTCGCGAAAAGCCGTAAATTCGTCCCGCGAAATTTCGTAAACAACAAGTCCGTCATAATAGATGACATCATTAGTGGTTCCAAAAGTGTTGACGTCGATTCTTGCCGTATAGTACGGAGCCGACGAACCGGTTAAATCCAATGCCTGATAGTAGAACCGCCATTCGGGAGTAGCATTGATGTAAAAAGAACAATGTCCGTTATCAACGGTATTTGTCCATTTTACTGTCCCGTCTGCGTTTCTGACGATTAAGAATAGTTCTCCTTGAGGTGCCCCGGCCGCAGACCGGGCCCATACCCCATAAAGGACATACTTTCCGGCCAAATAAAGCGGTTGAGAATTATATCGTACCTTTTCCCCTGTGCCAGTTGAATTATCGATCTTACCGCTCGCGTTTCCAAATTTGCGAACGGTAGCATCAATGATGAGATCCCCATTACCTTCAGTCCACTTGCCGCTATTTTCAAAGTTTCCTTCCCGCCCGAGCAGGTTCACCAAGGTCCTTCCTTTGATGCTGACGTTCTCCAACATACTGGTCTGCTTCGCATTTACAACTTGCATCCCATAGCCTAGCTGCACCGGGGCCGGCTCCTCTGCCAGCAGTTGACCCGCAAAAGCATCTATCTTCTCGAAGTTCTCGTTAAATTCCGTCCTTAAGACCGGATCTGCGCCTGTCCAATGATGCATGTTTAAGTTTGAAGTTTTATTGCCGCTCACCAATAACCCCTCATTTCCAAATAAAATAGCGCGAAGAAATTATTCATCGCGCTACGGCCGAATAACCCAAAGGACCGACTTCAAAAACTTAAGTTGCCAGCTTGATGATGGGGTCCGCTTCCGTTTTTAAAGCCATAATGTCGTCAAGCTCTTGCCGACTGATCCAGCCTTTATCCAAGGCGCGATCAAGCTCGTCGTAATCATAATTGCGGGCAGCGTAGCTTTTCACGTCCGAGCGGTAGCTTTCCGGTATCCCTTTGAAACCATCCCGAGGTGTCAAACGTTCGTTACCAAACATGGTAATGTTACGTGCATAAGTGGAGACAAGAAAAGGTAAATTTGCCATGGCGGGCCTACTCTCCTTTGCTCATGAAATATTCCATGAATGCCTGCAAATCGGCGCTGACGGCTGCCGCCTGTTCTTCTTGCTTTTTCAATTGCATGGTCAGCACAGCAATCTTCTCTTCGGGCGTCATTTGCGCAATTGGTCGGGCAGCCCACTCGGCATCTAACTCTTCTTGGCTTCGTTCGGCAAGTTCTCCGCTTAGCCACTTATATTTGCATTGCAAGCGCTCGTTGCGTAGTTGTAACGTAAAATGCCTGCCGGCGTTTTCGTCAATACAAATGTCCGTCGGCTCCGGCATTTCGAACGCGGACGAAAATCCGTGAATGACGAGGTCGGCCTCGTCCGTGCGAATGTAGTGCTTATATGCGTCCATAAGGCGTGCCTCTTTCATTAGATTTCGGCGTCGGCCGTCCAGTGCCATATATAAGTTCCTGTCGGCATGCCGCCGCCCCCGTAGTAAAGTCTTCCGGCATGATTTGTCGAAGCATACTCCATCCCGCTGACCACCGAATCTTTAGCATCGCCGAACCTCCGTGCTTTGGAAATTTCGCCTGTAAACGGAGAATATACCTTCATAGTTGGGATAGTTCTTTTCGCCACTATAAACTGCCCACCGTCTGCAATGATGTAGCCGCCCTCAGAGTAAGCCGTTATAAACCCTTCATAACTCTCTGTACCCGGAGTTATTGCGTAATTATATGACTTCTCATAATACCGCTGACACAACGCCAGCTCATCTGCAAAATGCCTCGGCTGGAACGGAAGAGCCGTCTCGCCCGCGCAAAGCTGTACCTGCGCGAAGTCGAAATCCCCTGCGGCATATGTTCCAACCTCTCCGGACGGTATGGAAATGACTTCATTATCTTGTTTGTAAGGAATAAAATAAAGCCCCAAATAGTCATTTTTACTTGTTCCCAAAACTTTTCCTGCAATAGACGGAACATCGAACGTAACCGTGAAAAATTGCCAAGCCGTTGTCAGATTGATCGTTTTACCGCCTGGGCATGACACACTTGATGATGGACTACCGTATCCGAAGTTTTGAAACAAAGAAACGGCGATTTGGCGACTGCTGCTCGCCTTCGCCCAGAAGCTAACCGTACATTTTTGTCCGGCAAATGTGTCCACTGACTCGACAAACTGTGCCATCCTCATGAATGCACTCTTGGTTCCCTTAGTACCGACCGAAGTTACGCTTAACCTTCCGAAATACTTCGGATTTCCGGGAACTGTAGTTTGGCCTAGCGCAAATGGTTGCTGCGACATCGTAAAACTAGTCGTTTGTATAGCTCCTATCCCAGCGTACACCTGCCCAACCCATCTATCCAAACCATATCCATACGCATTTTCAGGGCCGTAATTACCGTTCTGGACAACGCTGGTACCCCGTTGCGCTATATCGAACCCGCCATTGATGATGGCTTGCCGCGACATGGCGTTAAGCGGCAACGCTGCTTCAAGTCGATCCTTTATACCTTGAACCATCGAGACCTGCTCTGACATATCCGCCTGATTGGCTGCCAACGTATCGACAACGGATTTCAGATTGCCTGCATACTCCCCTTGAAGCGATTGAACGTTGCAGGTAAGAGCGTATTGGTCGCGGGCAAGATAGGTGACCATGTAGACTGCTGTGGGATCGTAATTTCCAGATAAAGCAGGAATGAATGCATCTGCTCCCCCGTAAGCCGATGAGCTTTTAAAGCTGTCTCTTTTGATCCAAGCCTGATCAATTCGATCATTTCTGAACACGGTTAGAATCCTATTCGTTCTATTCTTAAGACTAGAGCCTGGAGCCGCCGTGTTATTTATAAAATAGTTTCCGTTCGGATCAATCGGATTCGCTCTTTCCCTTACCATCATCCCGGTTCCCACTTCAACCTGATTCAGTCCTGAGTGAAGCGTAATCCCGCCTTCAACCCGAATTTCCTCGACCGTTGGCACAGCAAGCTGGTATTGAAGACTATAAGGCTTGTAACCCGGCGCGAGATTGCTGGGAGTCGTTTTTTTAGTAAATTCATTTTCTTTGTCTGGATTCCACACAGCACCAGGCGACCAATAGGCGTACCAACGTTTATACTGAGGGTCTCCTCCGTTCCACAGCTTTCCGCTAGTGTCGATTAATTTCCACCCGTAGAAATATGCCTTAATCTCTTCTTTTGACGGTTCATACTTATCCCCCCATCCGCTATCCTCGTCGGAAACGGTAACATAAACGATACCCGAATCCTGTGCAATAGCTCCTCTGTCCGGGGCAGACGGGATGCCCGTAAGATTAGGGAGTACCTTGTCGTACTTCATAAATAGTCCTAGGTCCCCTGTGATAGGAAAAACAGGGCTTTCAAGCGACAATTGCTTGAAACCGGTATAATTACCCGTACGTTTCCAATTTTTGGAGCCATCCAGTACCATCGTTTTGATCCGTGTATGCTTCCAGTACTTCCCGCCACTCTTAAACAATTCGTCGCATACCGTCCCATCTGCACTTGAAGCAAGCTGCACATTCGGGAAAAGCAACATGTCATCATGGCGCGGTTTGAACGGCAGCGCCGTTGGTCCGACGCTAAGCATCCCCTTCTCGAACGTAAACGTACCGACAGGCTCCGGATTGACGGTGTATACGACAATATAGCTCACGTCGGACGGAGACGTTCCGGTAACGGACTGTGCGGCGGTAAAGCCACTCCCGGCGTCAACGAATGTTCCATCCTTTTTATAAAACCGGAGAAGTATTTTGCCCGTGTGAATCATGCTTAACGTATACGGCGTAGATGGCATGCACGGCAGCTTGGCCGTTCCCAGCCACGTATCCTTAGCCGTTGTTTGCTGTTGAATTTTGTACGGACCCAGGATATTCGTGCCTCCGTCAGCACGGATCATTTCCCACTCTGTGAACGGGGGCAGCAGGTTCTCCCCGTACTTGAGAATATACGGCGAGTAGATCGATTTCCTATCTTCGACGTACGGCCATTTGACGGCGATCTGCTCCGGCGTCATCCTGTCGATGGCATCATAGTCCTCTTTGGATATTTCAAAAAGTCTAACTCCATCCGCGTACCCAAATTGTCCGGCAGCTCCGGTCACTGTTACATTTATTCCCACGTCTGTTGCGGATATGCCGGTAAACTTTCCAAAAGTAAGAGTAAACTTCGAAGTATCTACAACCGCATTCGTTGCCGTTGGCGGGCCTTGTCCGGATATAGACAAATTCATCTGTGTGGCGCTGCCGTTCTTTAACTCGCCCATAAGAAGATAGTACTTATCCGCATCAAAATTGAACCCTCTCACAGTAACGGCGGAACCGATCGTATAACCATCTGCGATGGTGACCTTCAAGCCGTTGCTGCCGTAAACAAAATTGTTGGGATCGAGCGTATGGGTGGTGTGATAATCATTCCACTTCGTTGCGTCCTCGCAGTTTCCAGCGTGTCCGAGCAGGTTCACCAGCGTCCGGCCCTTTATGTTGATATTCTCCAACATACTGGTCTGCTTTACGTTAATGACCTGCATTCCATGATTTAACTGAACCGGAGTCGCGTCCGCCGCCATGAGTTGGCTGCCATAAGCATCTAGCTTCTCAAAATTTTCATTAAACTCCGCTCGTAGCACCTGATCTGAGCCCGTCCAATGGTGCAAGTTCAGATTCGGCGTCTTATTGCTGCTCAACAGTTATCCCCCCCTAGATTGCAGATGTAAAAAGTTCCTCTCTTCACTACTGATCGGGGTTGATGTTGTTCGAAATAAAACGTACATTCAATGAAGAAGCCTCCATCAAGTGTGGATCTTCTGTTATCATAACTGTAATTTTTTTGATTCCCGGTTCCGTACTGCTGAACTTTAGCTTATGGGCACCGTCTTCCCTTTTCATTACCGCAAAAGTCCCGTTAATGGAAACAACGAGGTCTTTGTAATAATCTGCAGGCGTACCATCCCAGTTATTGAAGCTGGCCGTTATGATCGCCTCGTCCTTTCCGTCGGCTACGATTTCCTCTTTGTCTGCGAAAAGAATGACTTTTATGCCGATGAATTGACCCGTTTTTTCGTCGTAAAACGTGTTCATGTAGTTTGAATTATAGGTCGGTATTGGCACAATAATGGATGGGCTCAGACTGACTCCATACACCTTTCCTTGATCATTTACGTGCGCATAATAATTTTCCACTTCTTTCATCTCCTTTAAATCAGTAGTATTCAACAACTTGCCATTGATAGGTACCGCCCATAGCGGCATGAATTTGTATGTGATCCGAGTTCAATAGCTTCACCCAGCCATTCGTAAAAACGGTAGTCGTGGTTCCTCCAGTATTCGGAAAATTCACGAACGTTTTGGTCACATTAACCGGACTGATTTGAACTGTTACTGTTCCTTCTGTTGGCACGTTCGTTTCCCCATGCTGTACGTATTTCACTCCACCCACTGATTGCCACCCTCCTCCGTTCCAAAATTCGAATACACCATTGTTAACACGTGTAGGCGCCATTACCGTCCCACGTTGAATAATGTCCCCGTTCCAATTTACGCGAAATTTTTCACCGCCATTATCTACCACGAATCCATTTTTCGTCGTCCATTGACCCGCGCGGAAATCATAAACTCCGTTGACGGAACCGTCGTGCGTCTCCATGCCCAGGCCATAATGACCGCGTATTCTTATGTTGTGGCTGGAGTATGTTGCGCTATCCCCACCACCGCTTGCAATAAAGTTTGTTCCAAAACTATCAAAATGCAGGCCATGTCCAGTACCAAAGCCGACGCTATTGTTCAGCGTTCCGCCTGCATTAAGATCCAACGGCGTAACATTCCCGGCATGCCATGCCCTGTGTCCATTGACGTATACGCCGTCTCGGTGTGGAGTTTTAAGATTGATCGTATCCGCCGGATCATTTTGAACCTCGATCGTCAATTCCTGATCTTCGCCGGATTTTTGACGAAGCGTGATGCTCGCCGTATCTCCGCTTCCGCCAAATGCATCATTTGGAAAATGAAGTCCACCGCTCGGGCCCGCAGGAACGACGAGTCTGCCGGTCATCGGTTCACTGCCGTCTTTCGGCAAGCTTGCGTTTGCCCTTGATTGAGCGGCATCGGTCTCCTGTTTTCTTGCGATATCATCGGCAGCGACCGGTGCAGCTACTTTGGCCCGCCCGGCGGCGTCCCGTTGAATGATCTTGCCGGCAACCGCTGCCGATGTAGCCCCATGCGCGCCCGAGGTAGAGTTTGCATGAGCGTCGACCTTATTTTGAGCTCCGTCAGGGGTTTCCGCGCCGATCTGTGCCGGAGTTACGTCGTGCGGGTTGTCTTTTCTTAATGTATGTTCCTCAAACGCTTGTCTGGCCGCATTCGTTCCGCCTTGAAGCTCTGTAATCTGTTCCGACATATCCGCCTGATTGGCTGCCAGAGTATCGACAACGGACTTCAGATTACCTGCATACTCCCCTTGGATCGATTGAACATTGCAGGTGAGAGCATGTTGATCAAAGGCAAGATAAGTGACCGTGTAAGTCGCGGATGGGTCCACATTCGACGAAAGCGTTTGGGCATAGCCCCATCCATAATTCACATCAAAACTTACTCTGCGCTTCAGCGACCATCCTGCATTTACACCGTTCTTATATACCGCAAACGCTCGATCCGCACGGTACTTTTGCCCCGCCCCCATTAGCATGTAAGAGTTACCGCCAATGGTCACTACATTGTGATGCTCCCTAACGATCATCCCATTGCCGACTTCCACTTGATTGAGTTCTTCATGGAAAGTGATTCCGCCTTCCGCTATGATTTCCTCGACCGTTGGCGCAGCAAGCTGGTATTGAAGTTTGTATGGGGTCGGGCCGTTAATAAAACCATAGGCGGTCGGCACGATTTCCGCTGTAGCTGAATCGAACCCGGTACCATTGCGTCGCGCCCACCATTTTTTTCCTGATACATATATTCCGGTTGCCGCAGAAGTATCTTCTTGATACATGCGCCAGCCATTAAAATAAGCCTTAATATCTTCCGGAGTTGGTTTATACGAATCCCCCCATCCGCTATCGGAATTGGAGATCGAAATAAACAGATGCTTACTGCCCGTCGTTAAAGTAAACTCATCCCCGCCCGAAGGTTTGGTTCCGTCCGGGTTAACTTTTAACAGCTTACCATCATGTTTAACAAGTACTGCGGTATTCGTAACATCCTCCTCCATTATAGGGACTTTGACTTCCTTAAATCCTGTATAGACACCATCTACTAAAGACCAGTCCAGCTTCCCGTCCAATTCCATCGTTCGGAATCGCGCCTGCTTCCAGTACTTCCCGTCACGTTGATATAAGGTGTCATGGATCGTTCCGTCAGTGTTAGAGGTAAGACTGACGTTCGGAAAGAACAAATGGTCGTCGTTACGGGATTTGAACGGCTTTGCCGTTGAGCCCAGAGACAGCATAGGCTTCATGAACCTATACGTCCCCGCACCAAAAGTATGATTACCAAGCATGACCCGCAAATATCTTACGTTCGGCTCGGTTGTAACGGTTTTACTCACCTTTGATGTATAACCTTCATAAGCACTTACAAACTGCATATTTTCATCAAAACTATTCACCCCTATAAAACCATTGGCAGGCAACGAAGCTAATGCTAATGTATACGTTGTATTCGGCGCGACGGGTAAATCCACATAAATCGCTTGACCGCTCAGATCGGCGATTAAACTGGCAGAGAAGGGATCATCTATGTCCAATTTCGGAGTTCCGCCGTTTCCTGCCATCACATTCCACTCCGTAAACGGCGGCAGCAAGTTCTCGCCGTACTTGATGACATATGGCGAGTAGACAGACTTCATACCATCAATATACGGCCATTTGGCGACGATCTCTTCCGACGTCATACGATCGATGTTCGCGTAGTCTTCCGCGCTTATTTCATAGAGACGGACATTATCCACGTTGGCTGTCTGGCCAGGTGTACCAAACCCAAAAATGCTTAGAAGTTGCTGACCGCTCTCGCTTGGGGCCAGTTTCACCCATTTTGTCGCGAACGATGTTCCAGTATATTCGGCCGTTTTATTCCTGCCAAAATTCAGTACAACTCCGTTTTGAATGTCAGTGTTCGCTACGTCCGCTATTGCGATGTAATATTTTCCTGCTGAGACCGTGTATGGTTTCACAATGCCAGCCGAATGTTGACCGCTGACTATTTTAAACTGTATGCTATTTGACCCGGACGCTTTTTTTACAAAGTCCAGCGAAAGCATGGCACTGGTATACTGGCCCCACCTGGAGGCATCTTCGCAATTTCCGTCCCGACCTAGCAAATTAACCAGAGTTCTCCCTTTCATGCTGACGTTTTCCAACATTCTGGTATGCTCTACGTTGACGGTCTGCATCCCATAATTTAACTGAACCGGGATTGAGCCCATGGCCATGAGCTCACTTGCAAAAGCATCTATCTTCTCAAAATTTTCATTAAATTCCGATCTCAGCACTTGATCCGAGCCTGTCCAATTATGCAATTTCAGATTCGATGTCTTACCGCTGCTCATTTTAGATTCCCCCAGATTTTCCATACATAAAAAGAAGCTTCTACCACCGGATAGAATTGACCGCGTCCACTGAAATGGCCTGCTCAACCTCTGTTTCCAGTCGTCTAAACTTCTCGATCAGGTTTGTTTTATGCATTTGTCCGTCGAGCCAAAGTCGGGTAAACTGTTCTTTCGTATGCATCAGTACGCCCGCGTCGCGTGTTTTCCAAGATGTTTGTGTAAAATTAGAGTGCATGTTCATCAATTCTTTAGTGCTTTGAAAATTAAGCTGTGCCTCCGTATCGAAAGAGTAAACATGCTCCTCCCCCAGAGCAGATGAGGTGAAAGTTCCCTCGATGGCTTCCGTGCAAAGTCTTTTTAGTTCAGCGAGTTTACTCGCTTTCTGCAGGACCAGCAATTCGCTTACAGGCTTGCCCTCTACCCATTGTTCTTGGGTAAAGTCCCATTTGGGTAAATGAAGTCCTTCCGGGACAGGGATGGCTATAGTGTAGCCGATTAGCTCCACCGCCTTTTGCGGTTGCTCCTCCGTGCCTCTTGCGAGCAACTCGCGGTAGAGAGGAAAGACGCCGATCACATCATCTGCGACAAGCGTCGGCTCAACGTAAAACCCACTAATGTCAATATTAATTGCTTCTTTCACAGGATATCCTCCATTTATTGTTCGGCTAAAAAACGTACGCCATTTAAGGAAACAAAAAATGTGTCTCCAGAAACAAAATCAACCCTGCCATCCGGGTAAACGTCTATCCTCCCCGTTATATCGCTTGTTCCGGTATGACTTGATGCGACGAAGCTCAACAATTTTGATGGCCTAAAATCCTTTGGCAAAATAAAGATAGAAGACTTACGAGTTGTATTTTTTACAGCCCCAATAAATTCAACTTCATTCAAATCGCTTTTGGAGTACCCAGCATTATGCCAGATTTGCCCGTAGTTAACCCAACCATTCAACAAAGTTGGTTCGATCCACTGTGGCTGCGAGCGCTGAGCACGCGTAATCTCAAGCGCCCCGACTCGCGCTGCCATGTCGGACTGTCCGGCTGCCAGCGTATCGACGACGGATTTCATATTCCCAGAGCGTTCGAACTGGATGGACTGGACATTGCAGCTTAGTGCGTGCTGATCCAACGCAAGATAGGTGACGGTGTACGGATTGCCAGCGTTAAATCCTTGCGGTGACAGCACCGCAATGACGCCGCCATAACCACCCGATGTGGCCACGTCATCGTATCGCCAGTTCTCACGAAGAGCAATTCGATAGACACCGAAAAACTTACCTACACGGTACTTCGTTCGGGAACGCTCCCACCCTGGAGAGTAGTTGTTAATCGCCACAGAAACAAAATCTGTGTGTGGAGTAACGCGTTCGTGTACAATCATACCGGTACCAACTTCAACATGGTTCGGCCCTTCGTGAAGCGTGATTCCACCTTCTGACGCGATTTCTTCGACGGTCGGCGTGACAAGTTGGTATTGGAGTTTATAGGGTTTCCAACCACCGAAATAATTGGGCTGCGTGGGCAAAACGGTTGTCGTAGTCGTCGTGCCAGTCCCAAACTCATTTCTAGCTGTCCAATACCTCTGTCCATTTCCTTCGTAGAGATTTCCGTTCTGGTCCCCCATCTTCCATCCGTAGAAATAAGCCCTAATCTCGTCATCAGACGGATTGTACGAATCTCCCCAGCCGCTGTCTTCGATAGGGATTGAAAGTTTAAATAACCCAGTCCCATCAACATAACTAACATCGACATTATTTATTACATCTGTAAAATTTCCAACTCTGATGATTTTTCCGTCGTATTTTACAACTTTGTGTGTAGTGAAATCAGAGTTTGAGTCCCTGATATTTGAAAGTTGCAAGGCAACAACTTTAAAGCCAGTTGAGCCCCCGCTTCGCAGCCACTTCAAGTCGCCCGTCAGGTCCATCATCTTAAACCATGCTTGCTTCCAGTACTTCCCGTCACGCTGAAACAGCGTATCGTAAACCGTTCCATCAACATTGGAGGTGAGATTTACGTTCGGGAAAAACAAGTGATCGTCGTTACTCGGCTTGAATGACTTTGCAATAGAGCCAAGATTCAGCATAATGTTCTCGAATGTGAATGTCCCAGCTGTTGCATTGTTGGCCGTGAAAACGCGCATAACTCCTGCTCCTATAGGAGACGTCACAGTCAACGGATTCGTGGTTACAAAACCAGTAGTCTGCAAGAAATTTCCGTTTGCGTCCAAAAAATCAATTCCGATACGTGCGTCGCTTGAAAATGTACCGGATAGCGTATAACTTTGCTTCGGTATTGTCGGCAAATGGTGGTAATTCTGTCGCTGCACGGCGTTGCTGACCGTCATGCTGTAGGAGTATGGTTTGTAAGCAGTGGAGATTCCCGGATCAAATGACGTCCACTCCGTAAACGGCGGCAACAGGTTTTCCCCATACTTGATGACATACGGCGAATAAACGCTTTTCATATCGTCAACGTACGGCCATTTGGCAGCAATCTGCTCCGGCGTCATGCTGTCGATCGCTTCGTATTCCGCTCGCGTGATTTCGTAAACACGATAATTGTCAATATATCCCGTCTGGCCCGCAGCGCCACTACATCTGAGTATGACGTAATCCTGCCGATCCTCCTTTTCATATGTTACTTTTACAAACTGAGTCGTCCACTTCGTTGCGTCAGTATTCCATGTAGAGCGAGCGTCATTGTTGCCAATACGAACACCTGCCGTTGCCGTGCCATTCTTCGTCTCTGCGATGAGGATATAGTATTTCCCCTTCTTGAAGGTGAACTGCTGTGCTATGTAGCAAACCTCTGCTTCCGTTGTCGTCATTTTTCCGCTAGATTTCCCTGATACGAACGTGCTAGTATCGCTCGTTAGCGTAGCAGCCCCCTTCAGCCACTGAGCAATGTCGCCCGCCTCGAAGCCACCTGTCCGCCCAAGCAAATTAACCAACGTCCGCCCTTGAATGGTTACATTATTCAGCGGACTGCTCTGGTTCACATCGATCACCTGCATTCCCTGCTTCAACTGCAAGGAAGTCGTCTTCACCGCCAGGCTGTCATCGATATACGCATCGATCTTGTCAAAATTCTCGTTAAACTCAGCACGCAGAACCTGGTCGGAGCCGACCCATTTATTCAACCCCAGGCGCTTCGTCTTATCACTGCTCATATGTACCCTCCTGTATCGTCTAAAATAAAAAGCGATGTTCACCGCGCCAAACGGCGCCGGTTCCCATCACTTTTACATGTTTCATCTATAGTAGTATCATGGCTTCGCTCGTATCGATTCTTTCTCATGGTATTACTATATCATGGGAAAGGTGGTTGAAAGGTGGTTGTTTACGCAAACGCCTCTTGAGTTGCACCCGGCACGCTGCGGTTTTGCACCGGCAAGATTTCCGCCGGCTCGGTGAACATGAAGCAAATGGCCAGCTTCTCCAGCGCGCGGCGATGAATCGCTTTGGTCGAATCAATGCCGTAATTTCGGCGAACCTCGATTTCCTTCAAGGTCCAGCCCTTCATCCATTTATAATGAATAATTTCATATTCGACATCCGACAACGTCTTGAGCGCACCTTCGATCATTTGTACGAGGCGGCTGTACATTCGATAGTCCGCCGCGTCTTGCTCGGAGCTATGGGTCAGCACGCCGGGTTCCCTCGAACCGTAACTCCCGTTTCGGGGAGCAAAATCCAGCTTGGATACGGAGAGCGTATACGCGCTTTCCGATACATAGTTGTCTACCGCATATTTATACGATTGATAGTTTTTGAGAAGCGTTACGACTTTTTCCCGCTCTGTATTGGTCATGCGTCTCTCCCTTTCTTCAATTAAACGTTTGCGGTCAATGACGCCAGAGTCGCATGACTGAGTCTGGACAACTGCTTCTCGACGTCAACCCGCCAAGCAGCCTCGCCTTCCCGCCAGTCTTCCATATCCTTTTTCCAATCCAGCATATCTTTCATCTGTTCTTGCAGGTGACCTACAGCCACCACATCGGTTTGGGCAGCTTGTCCTGACAATGCAGGCACAGGGATAACAGCATTGGGCTGGAACGCAAGAGGGGGCAGCACTTCCGCCCGGCTCGCAAGCTGCTGCGTCGCTTTTTCGGCTGCGCTTTCCTTCGCTTTTTGCACAAGCTCTTCAAGCGTCTCGGAGGTCCCTGTCACTTTCACGCTCGGTTCCGGACTTTGTCGGGTCTCCGTCTGTTTCAGAAGCTGCTGCAAGCGCAGGATTTCATTTTGCTGCTCTTCCGTTTTGCCGTTGAACTCGACTTTCAAATGGTCTAGCGCGGCCATCGCCTCATCACGTTCTTGCTGCAACTGACTCACTTGATCCTGAAGCTGCTGATTTTGCAGCGTCAGTTTGCCCAGTAAGTCTTCTTTTTCCATGGCACTCGTGTTTAATTCTTCCAGCTTCTGCTTAAACTGATAAATAAGCTCGACGCCCGACTCCAATTCTTCTTCCTGCGCCGCGTAAGCGGATTGCAGCTCGCTCAACTGATTGTGATGCAGCGACTGCAAAGCGGCTTTTTGCTCACGCAGAAGCTCGCTTATGATTTTATTGGCCTGTGTGTTTCCGAAAATATCGTTAAAATCGTACTTCAGCTCAATTTCATCGCTAGCCGGCGGGGAAACGATCAGCTCTTGATCGACTTCGCTCGATGCATGCGCCACAGGGAGAACAGGGGAACGATCCTCTTCAGCTGGAGTGCTCAATGGCTCGTGCATTTGCGCTTGAAGCTGCTCCTGTTCATTCTCGATCACTAAAAGTTTCAACATATCTGCCTGGTCGTTCATGTTCAATAACGATTTCTCAGCTTCCAAGACCTCATATCTTTGTTGAAGGTTCTGCAT